AGTTAATGTATTCGGTTCTCCAACAGCAACCCATGTATTTGTACTGTTACCAATTCCATTAATATTTTTCAAATTATCAATCAAAGTACTTGTCCATGTAACACCGTTGTCTTGAGAATATGAAATGTTTGAAATTGTATCTAAATCTCTATACAATTCAACATTATCAATATAAACAGTTTTATCGCCACCAGCCAAGTGCTTAAATGTAATTGTATGACTTGTTGAAGTAGCTACAAATGAAACTTCTTTCAATCTTTCAGCTGAAGTAGAAGCTCCAATAGGTGTACTAGGAATTTCACTAAATATTGGTGTTTGATTTGAATCTAATAAAATACAATATTCAGGTTGATCATCTTGTCTTATATGTCTTTCCCAAGATAATTTATATACTTTTCCCATAATCAAATTACTAATTGTTTTTGATAATTCTTGTGAATATCTAAGTCCAATAATTTGTTGTCCATGTAATGGTGGATCTGATGAATTATATGTATTTCCTCTAAACAAAGTAGGTCCATATGTCGCATGAGTACCAGTAGTAAATGTCCATCCAGTTAAAGTAGCAGGTCCATCGTCACCTAATTTTTTAAATCCTGAACTAGATGTTATGTAAGATGACAGATCATCGTCTTCAAAACTACCGTTCCAATTAGTCATAGTATTACTAACTAATTGCCAAGATGTATTTGTTCTATCTCCTACAGCAATTATAATTGAATCACTATAAGCAATATCTCTTACAACATTAAGACTACAATCTACAGTAGTCCAATTAATACCGTCATCTGAATATGCAAAAGTATTTCCAATAGAGTCTCCTCCAGCAAGCCAACGTGAACCATTATGTTTTAAACATAATCCAGCATTACTAAATCTCATTCCAAGACCCGTCCATTCGAATCCATTTAATGAATAAGCAATTGAATTTGTTGATTTTCCAACAGCAACCCATATATTATTATAAAAACCAATACCAACAGCTTCTTGTGTAAATACTGATTTACCCATACCTTCCCAAGTATATCCATCATAAGAATATGCAAGAGTATTATTAGTACCTTCGCCACAAGCAATCCATAAAGTTCCATTAGTTGCCACAGAATATGCATTTGATGTAAACATACTGGTAGAACCATTCCAGATTTTTCCATCTTCGGACCATAACATTTTATTTTGATAATCTTTTCCTACAGAAACATGTAGAGTTTTAGGGATTTTAATATTACCTACAACATTTTGATTTTCTGTATTTTTTAACTCAATATCAATAACATTATCGTTTTCTGATTTAGAATATTTTATATCAAAATCATCTGTATTTAATGGTTCTTTTGAACGATATAAAACTGTTTTAGAATTATTTTCATTATTTAGGTATATTTGTTTAATTTGTTTACTTCTATTTAAAATAATACCTTCATCAATAAGTTCACCTTGTGCAACTCCAATAGGTTTTGTATTAATACTACTCATTTATATACTATATAAATACAATTATAAAGTATAATCATTTATGTTTTTTTATTTTTAATTAATGAAAGAATTGTACCATAAATTAGATAAATATGTAGAACCATATTTTCCAGTTTCTTTATCAGCATTATTTAAATTAGGTCCAGCATTTACAATCTTGTTTAATTCTGTAATAGTTAAAGCTTTTTCAAAATACTGTAAATTTGATATATATCCACTAAACCCTCCATTTTGTGAAATATGTACATCATAGAAATTTTGTTTAGGAACATCTACTAGATTATTCCTAAAAACAATAGAACCATTAACATACACATCAATATATTTATTTTTACAACGAATTGCTAAATGGAAATATTTTGAAATAGGTAAATTATCTATTTTTATAATTTCTGTATTAGTTCTTGTACGTGTTGCAGGGTTTGCTACAGTATCCATTAAAATATATAAAGTGTTTGAATTCACATCTTCTCCGGGTCCAAAATATACACCAGGACCATGATTTACAGATGAATATTCACCATGTTTTTTACCATCACCTTTAATAAATACAGGTCTATATGTTGAAGAAGTATCACCATCAATAACATTATACAATAACCAGGTCGACCAAGTAAATTCGATTCCTTCATCTTCATTATTTGATCGTTTCACCATTTTTGATGATTTATCATTTGGATTTTGCTTAATTATCTTATCTTTATTTCCTGGTAATTGACCATTTAACAAATATACATTATTTGAAGGAGAAGTAAAAAATCCTATTAAATAAATTCCTAAATTCATCAATATCATAAATACAATAACAACAATTAATATAAATCCCATTTTTGAAATAAATCCATTTGATTCCATAAATCCATCAGGTGCTGATGCAGATTCTTGTTCTACAGCATCTTCGTTTAAATTTTCTGTCATAGAATCCTTCATAGAATTTAAAGAATCCATTACTCCTCCTTCATTTTCTTGTTGAGGTTCTTGAGAGAATTCTTGTTGACTTTCTTCTTGATTATCCATTTAATTATATAGAATTATTATATAAAAATCACACATATTATATTCATATACCATACATACTATCATTTATTAAATTCGTGATTAATTAATATAAAGATTATTAAATAGTAATATTTGTCCGGTTTTAGCTCAGTTGGTAGAGCATTCGACTGTAGCGGTTTAAACAAATATCGAAATGTCGCTGGTTCGATTCCGGCAAACCGGATAAAAGAGTGTAATATATTTACATTTGAAATGTATTACATAAAGTCATTTTTTAGAAAACATTATATACGTAGTTTCTTGAATCTCTTTGTAGATTAACATTCATGTGCATTTTGGTTGAGCGTGTTTTAGAGTTAGGTCCACCTTGAGCTGAACTATTACCCTTAGTATAATAAGTCCAAACTGTTTGAGGATCTAATGAATAATCCCATCTATAGAGATTACTTAAGTAAATATCGGATTTTTTGAATGTAAAAGTTGGTTTATCGGTAGCAGCATTTGACATAGATGGAACAGTTAATTTTTTGGAAGTTACTAATTTTCCGTTCATATATACATCAACATAATTGCTAGATACAGCAACAACAACGTAAACCCAAGTTTGTATTGGGAAGTTATTTGAAATAACAATAGATTCAGATCTATTAGCAGCTTGTGTTCCTACAGCAATATCAGCATAAAGAGTAGGAGTAGTATTATCTAGGCGAAGATCAAACAACCAAGGATTGGAAGGACTTGCGCCATTATTTGCACTATTTCCATAAGTAACAAATGGTTGACCAACAGTAGTGAATGAATTAACATAAATCCATACTCCTACACTATATAATGCAGAATATGGTGTTTTAATATCTTTTGATGGTACAGGTGTAATATCAGGTCCATTTAAGTAAAGATTTTTAACTACTGTAGGTTGTTTACTAAATGAAAGATAAATATAGAACAAAATTAATAATATAATAACAACTAAAGATATGATTAAAATTGACATAATATAATTTATATGAATATATTTTTTTGATTTTTATATTATTCATAATACGGTGGATTTTTCATAAAATTAAGATTGTATTGAGAAGTTATTTGATGTTTAGATAAATAATATGGATAATACACAATATTGCTAATAGAACCGTATAAACCTTCTTGTCCATTTTCTGGACCTATTGAAATAACATCTTTATTGCTATATTTAGGAATATTTTTTTTACTAAATGTGTATGTTCTTTCAATTTTTCCATTAATAAAAACATCTACAGAATTGCTTTTATAATTGAAAACTAAATTATTCCATTTTTGTTTAGGCATTTTTACTTTGTATGGTTTTCCAGTTCCTGAAAAATACAAAAAGAATTGATCTTCACCGTTAACATTTTTGTATGTTATTTTAGGATGTCCATTTTCAAGATTTGAACTATATTTGAATATTGTTGTTTCTTTATCATAACCTTCTTTATTTGGAGGCATGGGATTTAAATAAATCCACATAGACAAGGCATATGTTTTTCTTATTTCTAGTTTGGATTGATAGTCTTCATTCATTTCATCATAAATTGCATTAGGTTTATAATAAGGTTTTTCAAACATGTGTGGTTTTTCTTTTTTCATTTCTCGGTCTATTTCTACATATTTATCTAAAAACTTGGGTTCTTTCAATAATGGGAATGCATCAGTATTTATTTTAGATTTCAAAAATGGAATAATATAGAAATACAACATTAAAAGTGCTACTTCAACGCCTACTAAAATTAAAGTTGAACGTGGAGTTGAATAAAAATCACCCATAATATATTGGATTGCATCTGTTACTAAACAAGGTATGTAAAACAATAAATTGGCTAAAAGACCGATCCAGCCATTCATTTTTACCAAATATTTTTTCAATACATTATATGCTATTGACAATAATACTAAAGCCATTAAAGCATATATTGCATATAAGACATAGACGTTGAATATATATTTTGTAATAAAACTATTCAATAACCAAAATCCTATTGCAAATACAACAACAAAAATTCCTGTTCCACCTATAATGTAAGATATAACTGGACCATCAAAGGAAACAAACACCATATAAAGAAAAATTGCTATAATAGGAATAATTATGGTAAATAAATAAGTCATTAAATTTTTAGTTGAAGCGTAAGGATCATTTGATGCCAAATGTGATTGATACACAATAAATATACTAATTAATACAACAACAAACAAAGGAATATTTTTTTTGATTGTTTCGATTGACTCATTTATGTATATTTTTATGTACTCAATAAATTTGGAAATACTTGAAAGAAATGAAGGTTCTTGTTCCATGATATTTGTTATTTAGTCTATTATATATATCAAGTTATAAAATATATAATAGATGTGTTATAAAACCAACTTCGATTAAAGATTTTCAATAGTTGTTTTTTTACCGTGACAGTCTCTACAAAGGGCTACTAAATTGTCTACATGATTACTACCACCATATTCTAATCTTATTTTATGATCTACTTCAAACCACGCATTTAATTGATCTTGACAATCTCCGCATTTCCAATTCTGTCTAGCAGCAACGAATTTTTTTTTAGTTTCACTAACAGAACGTTTTGTGGCTTTTTTCCCTGAATTTAATATTTTTTTTTCATATCCTCCCATTTGATTTTCTTGATGTACAATAAAATTGCCAACGGTATTTAATTGTTCATCATTATTATAATTCTGTTTAGACGTAAAATCTAATATGGGATTCAACAAATTGGATGTTCCTTTATCTATTGGTAAATATTTTAAATAATCATTTGTAGTAGAAATCATTTGACCGGCATTTAAAGGATTTTTCTTTATCATATAATAAAAAAATAATCCAGCTAATCCAATTCCAGCCATTTGATAATATTTTTTAAATGAAAATAATTTTTTTACCAATTTTCCATCATAATATAAATTTGCTATTAAAAAAACAGTAATTAAAAAAATAATGATTTCAATTCTCATCTATATACAAAATATCACACATAAAATTGCCATATTAAAATAAAACATATAATTATAAAAACTGAAAATATCCAATATTTACGAACATTAATTTTATCTGATAAATAAACTGGTTTAGGTCTATATTCTGCAAGATAATTCTCTAAAGCCGCTGAAAATGATATTTCTTCTTTTCCCAACATATAATTCACTTTATTGTGTATGAAATGAATCCATCTAATAAATGATTCACGATTATCTAAATATGGGGATACAGGATATTTATCCAACAATCTACTAAATCGATTACCTATTTCACCATCTGGTATAAAAATAGGTAAATTTTGTAGAAAATCATAATATTTTCTTTTTGTTACTTTATTTGGATTATCAGGATATGACATAGCCAAAGTCATTAAAAAAAACCAATATTTTGGACCCCATGTTTCAGAATTTAAAACATTTTCATCTTTTGTATTTTTCATATATTTCCGTCAAATATAAACTATATAAAAACGTATTATTATATTCATTTAGTTTAATAAAAATGAATTATAATAATGGAAATTTCAATAATCGACAAATTTATAATAACACGTATAATATTTATTGTAATAATTGTGGTAAGTCTGGACACATTTACCATCAGTGTAAACTTCCAATAATAAGTACAGGAATAATTGCATTTCAAAGATCAATTGTAGATGGTAAAATTAGATTTCTTATGATATGTAGAAAAGATACTTTAGGATATGTTGATTTTATGAGAGGAAAGTATAATGTCTATAATAAAGAATATATTTTGAATATTTTGAATGAAATGACAATGAATGAAAAACATAATCTATTAGAAAAAGATTTTGATAATTTATGGAAAATTTTGTGGAGTAATGACAACGAACAAGATAAATATTCTAACGAATATATTGAAAGTCAAGAAAAATTTCAAATATTAAGAGATGGAATCATACAACATCATAACGAATATAATTTAAAGTCTTTAATTTATGAATCTAATAAAAATAATAATTGGATTGAACCTGAATGGGGATTTCCAAAAGGTCGTAGAAATTTAAATGAAAGTGATATTGATTGTGCATTACGTGAATTTACAGAAGAAACTGGCTACAAAGGTCATCATTTAACACTAATTGATAATTTAATGCCATTTGAAGAAATATTCAGTGGATCTAATTATAAGTCATATAAACATCGTTATTATTTGATGTGTATGAAAAATAATTCTATAACATCATATAAGAATTATGATAAATCAGAAGTAAGTAAAATTGAGTGGAAAACATATGAAGAGTGTTTAGAATCTATTAGAAACTATAATTTAGAAAAAAAACAGGTTATTACAAATGTTAATTACTGTATTTCTAACTACATGTATTCTTAGAGTTTAAACAGTATAATATATTTTATCATAATATTGTAAAATACATTATGGAATCAAAAAAACCTAAATGTCCAAATGGAAGCAGAAGAAATAAGAAAACAGGAGATTGTGAATCTATTCATAAAAATAATAAAACTCCATTAATTGAAACATTCGATTTACCTACACCTTTTTCAGATCCTATTGAAAAAAAGTTGGATTCAGTCATAGAATCTGAAAAACCTTTAATAGAATCTGAAAAACCTTTAATAGAATCTGAAAAACCTTTAATAGAATCTGAAAAACCTAAAAAGATTAGAAAACAGTATTGTCCAAAAGGTCAAAGAAGAAATCCTAAAACTGGTTTATGTGAACCTGTTAAAAAACAAGAAACTATTGAATTTGTACCTGTTGTTTTTGATGTTGAAACAACAGAAAAGTCACAGAAAAATACACCTTTAATTGAAATTGCTAGATATATACAAAAAGAAGAACCAGTTATTGAAACTCACGAAGAATCGACTATTGAACCAATAAGAAATACATCTATGAATCAATATCAATATGAAAAAGAAAAAAAAGAAAGTCAACAAGCTGAAACTTTTGATAGTGAATTATATCCTATTTTGGGAGAGAAAGACTTTGCAAAGAAAATCGCTCTTAGAAAAGAATTTGCAGATACTATTTACAACGGTTCAATCGAGAATAAATCTATTATGGAAGAAGCTGAAAAATTATGTCAAGCTAGTTTTGAATTAAGTCCTCATCAGTTATTTGTTAAAAATTTCTTATCTTTTCAAACACCTTATAATACACTTTTATTATATCATGGTTTAGGAACTGGTAAAACGTGTAGTGCTATTGGAATTGCTGAAGAATCTCGTATATTTATGAAACAAATGGGTCACAATAAAAAAATAATAGTAATAGCATCACCCAACGTGAGACAAAACTTTAGATTTCAATTATTTGATGAACGTAAATTAGAACAAATTGATGGTATATGGAATATTGATTCTTGTGTTGGAAATCAGTTATTAAATGAGATTAATCCTATGAATTTAATGGGATATACTCGTGAACGTATCATACAGCAAATACGTAATATAATATTAAAATCATATTTATTTATGGGCTATGGTGAATTTGCTAATTTTATTGAAAAGAATATTAATGTATCTCAAGATAGTGGTCTTTCTCCAGAAGAATCCAAAAATCGTAGATTTAAGAATATTAGACAAGTTTTTAATAAACGTTTAATAATTATTGACGAAGTTCATAATCTTCGTCTTAGTGATGCTAATAAAAATAAAAGAACTGCTGTATTATTAAATGAGATTGCATTTAAATCAGATGATATGCGTTTAGTAGTTTTATCCGCTACACCTATGTATAATTCTTATGCTGAAATAATATGGTTAACAAATTTATTAAATGCAAATGATAAACGTGCTCTTATTAAACAAAATGATGTATTTGATAAATCTGGAAATTTCATAAAAGGAAATTCTGAAAAAGAAAATGGTAAAGAATTATTAATACGTAAATTGAAAGGTTATGTATCATATGTTAGAGGTGAAAATCCATTTACATTTCCATATCGTGTATATCCAAAAATTTTTGCACCAGAACACGTAATGACTCCAGAAGAATATCCTAAAAAACAAATGAATTTATCATTTGTAGAAAATCCATTAATGCATGTTCCTGTATATACTAATATAATTGCATCATATCAATCACGTGGTTATGAATTTATTATAAAAGATATGTTAAATCGTTCTTATGATAAAAACAATAATAAGGGAAATACAATACAAATGCCTAGTTTTGAAAATATGGAAAGTTTCGGATATACATTATTATTGGCTCCTATGGAAGCTTTAAATATAGTATATCCAAATGAATCTTTAGACAAAATCAATATTGAAGAAATTGAGAAAATACCACAAGAAAAACGAAAATCGATTATTTCATCTTTTATTGGAAAAGAAGGATTACAAAATGTTATGTCTATGAAACAACAAGATAATCCATACCCATTACGATACAATTATGAATATAAACCAAAAATTCTCAAACAATATAATCGAATATTTTCTCCAGATGAAATTTCTAAATATAGTCATAAAATTTCTAATATTTGTGATATTATAAAAAAATCTACTGGTATTGTTTTGATATATTCACAATTTATAGATGGTGGTGTAGTACCTATGGCTTTGGCTTTAGAAGAAATGGGTTTTACACGTTATGGTAGTGCACATTATACTAAGAATCTATTTAAAAAGCCTCCTAGTTCTCCAATTAATTCATTAACTATGAAACCGGCAAAAGACGGAGAAGAAAAACGTAAAGATTTCAAGCAAGCTAAATATGTAATGATTACAGGAGACAAGCATTTTTCTCCAAACAATAGTGAAGATATAAAATACATAACATCATCTAATAATAAAAATGGAGAATTAGTTAAAGTAATTATAATATCAAAAGCGGCAAATGAAGGTTTGGATTTCAAAAATATTCGTCAAGTACACATTTTAGATCCTTGGTATAATATGAATCGTAATGAACAAATTATTGGTCGTGGTGTAAGACATTTAAGTTGTTGTCAACTACCTTTTGAAGAGAGGAATGTCGAAATATATTTACATTCAACAAAAACAAAAGATAATGAAGTTGAAATGGCTGATTTATATGTTTATAGAATTGCTGAAAAGAAGGCAATAGAAATTGGTCGTATTACGCGATTATTAAAAGAAGTTGCTGTAGATTGTCATTTAAATATTTCACAAACCAATTTCACACAAGAAAAGTTATTTGAAATTATTCAAAATCAAAATATTAGAATTAAATTATCTAGTGGAAAAACTATAGATTTTAAACCAGGTGATAAACCATATACTGATGTGTGTGATTATATGGATAATTGTGAATTTAGATGTAATGGTTCATCTTTTGATATAACTACAACGGAGAATCAAAATAAGATTATACAAAATACTTATAACAATATTTACATTCAAAATACATCTATTGGATTGATTAAGAGAATACAAGAACTGTATAAAGACCGTTCAGTATATAATCGAGACCAATTAATATCTAGTATTAATTTCTATAAAAGATATCCAATCGAGCACATTTATTTTACTCTTACACAATTTATTAATAATCATAATATTGAATTAGTTGATAAATATGGGCGTAAAGGTTATTTAGTGAATAAAGGATTATACTATGCATTTCAACCATCTGAAATAAGTGATATATATGCATCTATATATGAAAGAAATACGCCAGTTTTATACAAAAATGAGAATTTGGTTCTCGAAATTCCTAAAGAATTTTCGATTCAAAAAATAATAAACGACAAGAAAAATGATGATTTTGTAGAAGATAGAGAAATTGGAAAATCAGATTCGAGAACTTATGAAGATTTATTAACAACAATTAAGAATAATATGAAATTGGTTCATAAAGAAGATCTTATTGTGTATTCAGGAGAATACAATTATTACAAGTATGCAAATACTATTGTAAATATTCTTATAGAATATCATAAACTTACTATTCAAACAATTAATAAATATTTGATTTATCACTGGATAGATCTTCTCGAACTTGAAGATAAACAAACACTTATAGAATATTTATATTATTTAAAATCACAAGATGATAAATTGAGTGGTTATGAAAAAATTATTAAAATGTATTTTGATGAAAAGAAGTTTGCTATAAGTTCTCAAAAACAAAATGCATTTTTGTTGGCATTTAAAGCAACAAATACAATATATGTGTATGATGAACCTACAAAAACTTTTAAACAAGGTACATATAGTGATAAAGAAGAATTAATGCCTATAATAGAAAAAAAATTACGTGTAGATATTAAAAAAATAAATTCTAAATTAATGGGATTTATGTATGAGTTCAAGAACAACGAAATTGTTTTCAAGATAAAGGATTTTACACAACCAAGAAATAATATGGGTGCAAAAGCATCTAGTGCAGACAAAAAAGAATTAATAACTAAATTAACATCATTAAATAATGATAAAGACGTATATACGAGTTCTGGTGTAGATAAACAAGCGATTTGTATTATTTTGGAAATATTGTGTAGAAATTTAACTGAAACTACTGATAAAGTTTATTTTATGGATTTTGAACAAGCGGTTGAAAATAAAGTTGTAAAATTGAAACTTTGAAAAATTGATTTAAAATAAAACAAACACATATAAATATAGTTAATTCATATATCTCATATATATATAATGGAATCAAATAAGAAAAGTAAATCAGAACAACAAATAGAAGATCAACCATATTTCAGAAGTCTTCTTACTATGAAAATTTTATTACCTATTAATAATATTGGAAAACATATAAAACAAAATTTAGAAAAAAAGATATCATCTTTGATTGAAGGACGTTGTACTGTTGAAGGGTATATAAAACCAGATAGTGTACGAATTCAGAATTATTCATCTGGAAAAGTAAATTGTGAGTATGTAGAATATATATGTAGTTATGAATGTTGGGTGTGTTATCCAGTAGAAAATATGAAAGTTGAATGTACATGTAAAACAATTACAAAGGCTGGTATTCATGGTGAAGTAATAGATAAAAAAGGAAATATTCCTATTGTTATTTTTGTTGCAAGAGATCATCATTTAATGAATAGTACTTACGAAAATGTACGTGAAAATACTAAAATGATTGTTTCAATTATTGGTGTAAGATTTGAATTGAATGATGATCATGTATCAGCAATTGGTAAAATAATAGATATAGTATCTGAAAAGCCCAGTTTACAAATTTTTGAAGATTAAAAAATCAAACAATATAAAAATAAATCATATTTATTGTATAGTTACTTTTTGATTTCAAATGGATTTAGAAGAAATGAAAAAGAAAATAGATACTTTAGATAAAGAGCATCATATACATATATTGAGAATAATCAAAAGTTCTCCAATAAATCATACACTTAATGAAAATAAAAATGGTGTTTTTGTGAATTTATCCGTTTTAAAAGATGAAACTCTAGAAAACGTTAGGAATTATTTAAATTATTTAAATCAACAAGAAAATTTATTGATTGATTTAGAGACACAAAAAGAAGATGTTAAAAATACTTTTTTTATAGAAAAAGAAGATAAAGGTAATTCTATAAATATGTTTAGTTACCAAGTCTAACAGATTATCTTATTTTAAATTTTGTAATAATGTATAACCGAAAAGAAAAAGATCCTTATCACGTAGATAATTTTAGTTTAAGATTTTTATATCAAATTTTTTATCAATTTAATAAATTTGATAATGTTGAAGATATTGTAAAATTAGATTCATACATGTATAAATACGATAGTTCTGAAAGTTTGAAGAATTTATTTAATTCAGATGATATTAAAGAAAATTCTGAAACATATTTAGAGTCAAATATACCAAAACATTTAGAAGAAATTGATTCTAAAAAAGAAAAGAAATCGAATTATTTCATTCCACGTCAGTCCGATACATTATTTTGGTGTATTTTTTATGAAATTTATGGAGAGAAGGAATATTTGCAAATAGGTGACCGTTACTCAAATAGGGAAATCAAAGAAAAGCAAAATATAATTCAATATTTTCGAAATAGTGATGTAAAAATGTTGAAAAATAGTAATCAAAAAATAACAAATGGTGAGGTGCAAGAAATTATGTCAGAGTTTATGTGTATACAAAACAAAACTTCATTATTAGGATTGATTGGTTTAGTCGTATATTACAAACGAAGTATTTATTTAGTTCATTCTTCAAAAAATATTTTTATAAAGTTTGGTCTAAATGACGACGATGATCCAATTATATTAGAGTACATGTACAATGATGATAATAGACATAAATGTAAATATAAATTGTTTATCATGAATAGAGATGAAAAAGAACATTATATTAAGGATTTACAAAATAGTAAATATGAGTTTCATCAATACAATAAACCTTTAACAGGTTTATCTACATATAAAACAGACGACTTAAGAAACATATTATACAAAATGAATATAGATAGTTGTGGAAAGAAGAAAAATGAAATGTATCAAGATATAATGAGGTATTGTGTATGGGATAAGAGTATTTGATTGTTAACATAAATGAGTGTGAAAAAATTGATTTAAAAATTTAAAATATATGAATACATAATATATCATATATTTAATCATGTCAAACACAGATTCGAAATCAACCGATGTATCATCCAAAGATAAACCAAAAGACCACGTAAATAAACCAAATAATGATGACGAATTGAAAATCGAATTTGCAAAACGTATAGATAAATATTTAGAAGGTGGAAATCCTTCTTTACGTTTTGAAGGAAAAACTAAGGAATTTGAATTAAGGTTTGGTACAAATACAAAATATGGTGGAGGACGTCCTATTTCCAAGTTAGATTATGATAATGTAATAAAACAAATAATGTCTCAAGGATTTATTACAAAGAATTCTGATGGTTTGGAAATGTTACGTATTTATTCAGAATATACTGATAAACAAACCGGTCAAGTTCGTGTATCAAATATTCGTGCTGAATTGTTAGGTGTAGATATGATTCAAGAATATTGTAAATCAAATAGTTTGGATAAGATTGCATTAAATTCGTTAAAACAATCTAATAAAATAAAGTTTACAAAGAAGATTTCTCCTAAAGGTGAAGACGGACGTTTTCAAAAACCTATAGATTTTCCTGATATGAATTTTAGAGTAGATTATAAGTTTGAACAAGATTTTAATCTTACATCTCCTTTAATTAATAATATTGTTTCAAAATGGACTGATAATAAAAAAAATTTCCGTAACATTAATCGTGTAAGATTTGAGCATCCAGAATTGCCAATTTTTGTTGATATTAGTATTATTAGAACAAATAAGAAATCAAACAAAGTACCTATGTTAACTTATACAATTCAGGATTCTAAATTGTTTGAAAACACTCCAACATATGAAATTGAATTAGAACTAGATAATACTCGTATAGGTGTAGGTACTCAATATGAAACAAGTGAAAAAATAATGATAGCTTTACGTAAAGGAATTCGTATGATATTAAGTGGTATTCAAGGTTCTAATTATCCTATTCCTTTTTCAGAAAGAAATCGAACATACTTTTCATATATGAAAATGTTACATGGTAAGGATTATAATGAAACTGAATTTAAAAAAATCAATTCAATTAATTTTATTGGTCCAGATTCATACACATTACAAATGGAAAATATCGTTTTAGACAATCCTGATACTAATATTCCAAATATACGTAATGATTATTCTGTAACGGATAAGGCCGATGGTGATCGTAAAATGATGTTTGTAAATGAAGAAGGTCGTATTTATTTCATAGATAAAAATATGAATATTACATTCACAGGATGTAAAACAACAGAAAAGACTGTATTTTTGAGTTTAATTGACGGTGAACATATTAAATACGATAAAGCACGCAATTTTATAAATTTATATGCAGCATTTGACATTTATTTCGTTGGAAACAAGAATGTTCGTAATAAATCATTTATGTATGATAGTTTAGACAAAAGTGAAGGTGAAAAAGAAGATGATCAAGGAAACAAGAAAAAATTTGATATAAACGATTATAGATTGCCATTATTGAATAAATTTGCTAATATTTTGAAACCGTCTTCTATTTTAAAAGAAAACAATCCTATATGGAAAGAAGTTGTTTCTAAGGATGGATCAAAAACTTGGCTTGATGTCCGTACTGGAAAAAAACAAAAAACTGAGCCTATTAAAAATCCTGCATGTGGAATGCGTGTTGAATGTAAAAACTTCTATTTTACATCTCCTGAAACATCTATATTTGAAGGTTGTTCTGAAATTATTACAAAAGTGAATGATGGATTAGTTGAATATATTACAGATGGTTTAATTTTCACACCTTCTAAAACAGGGGTTTCTTCTAATAAAGTTGGTGAAGCTGGACCTTTAGAAAAAAGTACTTGGAATATGTCTTTCAAATGGAAACCTATTGAAAGTAATACAATTGATTTTCTTGTATCAGTTCAAAAAGATAAATCTGGTCGTGATAAAATTTCAAATATTTTCCAACAAGGTACAACTGTTAAAACAGCTGAATCAGTTATACAATATAAAACTTTAGTTTTAATGTGTGGGTTTAATCATAAAAAACATGGATATGAGAATCCATACAACGATATTTTGCATGAGAATTTACCAAATCCTGATAGTACTTATGATGAAAATGAAAACACATATGAGCCAGTTCAGTTTCTTCCAACAAGTCCATATGATGAAGATGCTGGTTTATGTAATATAATGTTGAAAAGTGATGGTGAAAATATGTTGATGATGACAGAAGAAGGTGAATATTTTGAAGAATCCAATATTGTTGAATTTCGTTATGATAAAACAAAAGAATCTAAGTGGAGATGGGTTCCAATTAGGGTACGTTATGATAAAACACAAAAATTATTGTCTGGTGCACGAGAATATGGTAATGCATATCACGTTGCTAATAATAACTGGCATTCTATACATAATGAAATTACGGACACTATGATAACATGTGGCGAAGGTATTCCTGATGTTACTAATATTGGTGAAGGTGATGTTTATTATAATCAGTGTCATAGCGATGAATCTAAAACAGTTTCATTACGTAATTTCCATAATTTATATGTAAAAAAGAAACTTATTAATGGTGTATCCGATGCAGAAGATACACTTATTGATTATGCTGTTGGACGTGCAGGAGATATTCCAAAGTGGAAATCATCTAAATTGTCTTTTGTATTAGGTATTGATTTATATGGTGAAAACATTATGAATCCTACTGATGGTGCTTGTGTAAGATATTTAAATGAATGTAAGAAAACATCCAAATTGTTTTATTGTGTATTTTTACAAGGAAATACTGGATTAAATATTCGAAATGGTAAAGCATTTACAAGTGAAAAAGATAAAATGATTGTTAATGCTTTGATTGGTAAAGGTTCGAAGGATTCTACAGTTTTAGGAAAAGGTGTATATAAAAGATATGGTGTTGGAGAATCTGGATTTAATATTTCTTCGTGTCAATTTGCTTTACATTATTATTTTGAAAATCCTATAATATTACACGGATTTATGCAAAACATAGCGGAAAATACAAAAATACAAGGATATTTCATTTCAACTTGTTTTGATGGTAAAACTGTATTTGAATTATTGAAAGACAAAGAAAAAGGAGAATCGCACTCTTTTATGACAGATCCTAAATATGGACCTTCTAAAAAAATATGTGAAATTATCAAAAAATATGATGAAAGTGGTTTTCCAGAAGATGAAAATTCGATTGGATATCCTATTGATGTTTATCAAGAATCAATTAATAAAGTATGTAGGGAATATTTAGTCAATTTTGAATATTTAGTTAGAATTATGGATGATTATGGTTTCACGCTTATAACTAATGATGAAGCTAAACAAATGGGTTTACCAAGTAATTCTGGATTATTTAGTGAATTATATGCTGAATTAGAAAATGATGTTAAAATGAATCCTAAATTGAAAAAAGACTTCAAACAAGCAATATATATGACATCTGTTGAAAAGAATATATCATTTATGAATCGGTATTGTATATTTAAGAAAACTACTACAGTACCTGCTGCTAAGATTGCCAAATTATTATTAAATGCCAAAAAAATGTCCTCTATGTTTGATACAGATTACGATGAAGAATCAGAATTAGCTCAAGCTTTAGAAAAAGAACAAGAATTACAATCTCCTATAAAAGGAGATATAAAAAAGATAAAGGCAAATATTGTATTGAAACCTATGAATGATAATTTAGAAATATTGTCTTCTGATTCAGAATCGTCCGATGATGAATTTGAACCAATTTCTAAAAAATCAAATAAAGAAGAAAGTGATTCAGAAAATGAAAAGGACAAAGAAAAGGAAGATGAAAAAGAAGAAAGTGATTCAGAAAATGAAAAGGAAGAAAAGGAAAAAAAAGATGAAAAAGAAGAAAGTGATTCAGATGAAGAAAAACCAAAGAAATCATCTAAAAAGAAGATTTCAAAAAAGAAATAATTTTAAAAAAATTACTATGAAAAAATGAATATAAATATTTTTTCATAAACAATTTAGGATGACTTATTATTTATTACCAAGATCAAACAAATACATATACAAAGATTTATATTATCAAGAAATAGAAAATAATATTGTAATATCAAATTCTTTAGCAAAATATTTGTATGAAATAAAAGAAAAGATAACGGATATAGATAAAGCATGGGATGTATACAAAAAATTTACAAATCCTTATGAATATATTCATACAAGTACACCCCAATTTAAACGACCAATATCAAAGTACAAGCCTTTATCACGTTCTTATTTTAAAATGATAGAAATTTTACATACATTTTCAATATATTACAAAACTTCAATAAAGAGTTTTCATTTAGCAGAAGGTCCTGGTGGTTTTATTGAAGCATTATTGCATCAAAGATCAAATCCAAATGATACATATATAGGTATGACTTTATTGGATGAAAATGCAGATACAAATATTCCAGCTTGGAAAAAGAGTCAATTATTTTTAAAAGACAATAGTAATGTATTATTAGAAAATGGAATAGATGGAACAGGAGATATATTAAATATTGATAATTTTGAATATGTAGTAAAAAAATATGAGTCTTCATTTGAGTTAGTAACAGCGGATGGTGGATTTGATTTTTCTTTTGATTTTAATAAACAAGAAAGTGTAATTTCAAAATTATTATTTGCACAAATAGCTTATGGATTATGTATTCAGAAAAAAGATGGAACTTTTATATTAAAAATATTCGATTGTTTTATGAATCATACAATAGATTTATTATATTTGTTGTCTTCTTTTTACAAAAAGACGTATATTGTTAAGCCAAAAACAAGTCGTTATGCTAATTCCGAAAAATATATAGTTTGTTCAGGATTTTTATATACATCTAACAGTGAATTTTATTCATATATACATAGTTGTTTTCAAAATATGTTAAAAAAGGACTATGAGTATTGTAGATTTTTATCTAACGATATTCCTCTTTATTTCATACAAAAATTAGAAGAATATAATTCTGTATTTGGTCAAACGCAGTTGAAGAATATTAATTATACAATTTCATTGATGTCAAATAAAACAAAACAAGATAAGATAAATAATCTTGTACGAGGAAATATTCAAAAATGTATTCAGTGGTGTATTTCAAACAAGATTAGCTATAATATTATTCCCAATAATTTATTTATAAATTACGATAATGATAAAGAAAGTATTAATAACGATAAATGAGTTTTTGTTTCATACACAAAGTACCATCTGGTTTTATTACAGGTGTTGCTGTATTTTCGTATCCTTTTTGTTGTTTCAAACTATAAGGTGTTTCAGACACACCGTATGCCATAGCATTTGCTGTACCTGAACCATATGCAGTTCCCATAGAATGTGCTACATCATTTATAGTATTATATTTACGTCTATGAATACGCGTACTACTATCCACCGCACCTTGTACACCAAATCCGGGGTTACTTGGTTTATAGTATAATGCAACATAGTTTTGAGTAATATCTGGTCGCATTTGTGAATAACTTGAACCCGATCCATATTGACCTGGTAAAGTTCCCAATAATTTTGAAAATTGATTATTGAGAATTATAATAAATGTATTTGCACCTGGTGCGACATATGGTACAGATGTCAACCAAGACGTTGCTGCAGGTACTGTATATGATGGAGTTGGATATGTATCTTGTAATACATCAGGAGTAGCATATAATATAACTTGTTCTGTCAAATTATTGTATGAAATATTCATTAAAAATACTTTTTCGCCGGCACTATCAATATAATAATGTTTATTAAGTGTCATTTGATTACGGAATATTTGATTTAAACTTTCTACATCATATTTTCCATCTGGAATGAATACATCATATGTAACACCATCTAACCATAAATATTGGAAATGATTATTATTATGTGATTCTGAAACTTCTGGTTGATAACAGTGACTAAGACCAGCAGGACTATATATGTTAGATTTTGACAATCCTGTTCCTGGTTCTACCCCCGAATTACCTTTTCTAATATAATTATATTCATTTTGTTTAATAGTTCTATTTCTACTTACTAAATATTCTTTTGTACTGGTATGATAATGGTCGTTATTCTTGTGTACATTATGTTTTTTTGGTATCATTCCAGAACTACGAACACGTCTACGTGCATTCATTTCAGGAGAAAAAATACAAGATTCTTGACAAGCTGGGGGATTTTCAGATGTAGTTGTTGGTTCATTTATATTTAATGTACCAACTAATCCATTACCAGCATTATTATAAGGACTTTCAGACACATGGGTAGATCCCGGCATATTAATAGTATCTATTTTTATAGATGTACGTGCATTGCATACTTCAGAAGGTTTACTTGCAATTTCTTTACGATATAATTTTAAAGGTTGTGCTTGCATAAATTGTTGAACTTGCATATTAAATTGATTATTTTTGTTTTTTTGGAGACGTGGTACCACTTGATCTAATGTTTTTCCTTTCCATGAAACATATCTAATTTGATTCAAATTTAATAATGCAGACATACTTATATATTTCTTGTTATATATTTCTTGTTATATATTTTCTTTTTTAAAATACTTTTCTTTTTTACAAATAGATATGTGTTTGAAATCATATAAAATTAACTCATTTATATCATTAATATCGAATTTATTAATGAAGTTATTATTAAATAATAAGCAATATAAAAATTCTGGAATATTTTTTGGAGAAAAAAAAACCAATATGATAATGGACGGTGAATTTTCAAAAATTATTTATTCAGATAAACATTTTTCATTAAACGGATTATTTTTTGTATTTCCTCTAAAGGTAAAACAAATTGTGAAAAATAATTTATATTTTGAATTAAAATTAAACATAGATATATTTAATATTTTACATAAAATAGAAGAAGAATTACTAAATAGTTATGCATCATATTTTCAACTACACGGAAAGACAAAAATATTATCTTTTAAAAATATTTCTTTGTGTGGTTATGTGAAATTCTATCAAGAGAAAAATGCATATAAACAAAATATTAATTATGATGAAAAATTTAATTATTACATTAAAATATCTGGAATATGGGAGTCTTCTTTTAAATATGGTATTACTTATAAAATTATTGAATATTAAACCAAAAAAATATAAATACTATAGATTATGAATTCTATAGATTTAAATTACTTATTATAATGACTATACCAAAAATATTACATCAAATATGGATTGGTCCTAAAGAACCGCCTACTGAATTAATGAAAACATGGAAAGAAAAAAATCCACAATTAGAATATATTTTCTGGAATGAAAAAGAAATCAAAAATAGAAATATTACATTTAAATGTCAAAAACAAATTGATATGATTAGTGAAATTAATGGAAAAGCTGACATTATTAGATGGGAAATTTTAAAAATGTTTGGAGGAATTTTTGTTGATGCTGATTCTATTTGTATTGAACCTTTTGACGATTATTTTTTTAAAAATTCAGGATTTGCTACATTTGAAAATAAAAATATTAGACACGATCTTATTGCTACTGGAACTATGGGATTTATTCCAAATCATACACTTGTTAATGATATTATTGATTATATTTCAGATGGAACTAATGATGAATCTATTCAAAAATATCGTGCATGGGTTTCTGTTGGACCTGCTCTTTTAACTCAATTCCTAAATACTACAAAATACAAAAATATTATGACGATATATCCAAGTCATTACTTTTTACCCATTCATTTTACTGGCATTAGTTATCAAGGACATAGAAAAGTTTATGCTTATCAAGAATGGGGTACTGCAAAACAGTCATACGATACTATTAATTCAGTTATTTTACCAGAATCTTTAATGAATCCTTATAGATGGGTTAGTGTTATGATAACCAGTTATAATACACCTAAACGTTATGTAAGTGAATGTTTAGAATCCATACGAAATCAAAATGGACATTTTGGTATCGAAGTTGTTTGGGTTAATGATGGATCTGATGAAAATCATACAAAATATTTAGAAGATTCTTTGAAATGGTTCTCAGATAACTCGCGATTTACCAAAGTTGTATATCACAAACATTTTCCGAATTCTGGAACTGCTTTTTCTAACAATATTGGAATTATTAAATGTTCTAATGATTTAATATTTAAAATGGATTCTGATGATGTTATGATATCTGATAGATTAAAAACACAAATTAATTTTATGGATCAAAATCCAGACGTAAATGTATGTGGTTCTAATATGAAACTTTTTAAAAATATTGAAAATAGTACTTACAAACAATGTTTACAACAAACACACCATCCATATTGTATAGATTGGGAATTTGTTAAAAAGAATAATCCTACTTGGTTTGCTAATCATCCTACACTATGTTATAGAAAACATGCCATTTTAAACATCGGAAATTATAATGTGTATGATCCCACATTAAAATTCATACAAGAAGATTATGATTTAGAATTACGATTAATTAAAAGATATGGAAAATTAATAAATTTACAAGAAACACTTATTTTATATCGTTTACACGAAGGACAACTCACTTTATTATTGGATTCTAATTCAAAAGAAAATGTGCAAAAATGTGTCAAAATGATTCAAAATGTTGATAATTTTTAGTTATTCAACGTTTATTCATAAACATAGGCATTCTTGGTCTTCTTATTGAACGTTTAAATGGTACCGAACCTTGACGCATATCATGTGTTTTTGTTTGTGTTTTATTTTCTTGTGTTTCGGTATTAAAAGAAGTTACATTTACAAAATTATTTGATTCATCGAAATCATATTTTAAATCACGAATCGTTTTAATTCCATCTACATTCAATTTGTTGTTATTTTCTTTTTCATATTTATCAAATTCACCACGATTAACTAACCGTGTTAATCCATCTTTCATTTGTAATATATTTTTATCCATTATATGATAAAATTGAGTTCGATCAATATTTAATCCTGAATTTAATACACGATCTTGTAAAACATTATCTTCATATCCCCATGACCAATAATTTGCATAACCATTTACTTTTTCAAAATCACTTCCTGTGATAGATACAATTCCACCTAATGTGAATTCATATCCATAAAAATGTTTCACATTTCCTTTTTTAGTCTCATAATTCAAAAAATTCTTAGATAATGGCATCGTATCTACATCATTAAATACCAAAGTTATATATTTATACTCTCTTGGATACATATTTTTAACATACAAAAAACCTATATTTTTCATAGCTCCTCTATTAAAACTACGTTCGTCTTTTTGATGTATGTATAGTATTTTGTATGTATTACTCGAATAGTCTTCCATTATTTTTTGCATATGTTCTACAAAAAAATTCAATTGTTGTTCTCTATCTCTATATGGAACAATAAAAATTAATTTGGGTGTTCGTGGTGACATCGGATTATCTACTTCTTCTGTATTTTCGAGTTTATTTTTAATATTTTCAGAATAAATTTCATGTAATTGAGGTACTTTTTCATCATGATTCATTACATATGTTATATTTTCTTCTGTATTTTCACTTGAAACAATTTGATTCGATGCTTCTTTGGCTTTCTTAATATCTTCTTCAACTTTTTGAGATGCTTCTTTAATTTTCTGTTTTGTTTCTTCTGCTTTCTTAGCAGCGGCATCTTCCTCTGCTTTCTTAGCAACAGCATCTTCTTCTGCTTTCTTAGCAGCAGCATCTTCCTCTGCTTTCTTAGCAGCGGCATCTTCTTCTGCTTTCTTAGCAACAGCATCTTCTTCTGCTTTCTTAGCAGCGGCATCTTCATCTGCTTTCTTAGCAGCGGCATCTTCCTCTGCTTTCTTAGCAGCGGCATCTTCATCTGCTTTCTTCTTTGTTTCTTCCTCTTCTTTCTTCTTTTCATCTTCTTCAGCTTTTTTAACAGAAGCTTCAGTAGCCTCTTCAATCATTTCATCAAACGAATCAGCACGATTATTATTTTTAGAATCACTACTTTCAATTCCTGATTTATTAATCGCCTCTGTAGCTTCTTCTATCATTTCATCAAATGAATCAGAAACGTTGTTATTTTTAGAATCACTATTTTCAATAGTATCTTGTGAGTCATCTTCTATATGTTCTCCAGAAATATCAATTATCTCATTTCCACTTGCATCTAGACGTGGTTTCTTTTTATGTCGATGTTTGGTTCCAGAATGATGTTTTTTATCTTGTTTCTGTTTACCCTTATTTTTCTTTTTTTTTGCTACCGAATCGGTATTAACGCTACCTACTTCATTAGGTTCCATAAAAAATATATAGTATTTACAAATATTTTAATTTCAAAAATGAAACGTGATATGTGTATTTTTACGAATATTTGACTAAAATACAATTTGGGATCAAAGATTCTTTTAGTATATCCATTTTTTTATAACATTTATTAATTGTTACTTCACTAACCCCGCAAACATTATTAATATCTGATTTAGAAATATTTAAACTACATATCATAGAAATGAAATATACAATTCCGGCTGCCACCGCTTGAGGTGTATTATCGTTTATGAGATTTTCTTTTTGAATTTTCTTAGCAACAAATGTAGATAGATGCGTTAGTTCTGGTGTAATATTCAATTTACTACAATACCTTTCTATGAATGACAAAGGTGTTGTTGCACATAATTCACTTTTATTTTCTGTATCAGAATTACGTTCAATATTATTTAATATATTTACCGCCATAGAACACCCTTTTGTAGCACTTGTTTTATCCAATTTAAATATATTGGCTATTTCATGTGGTGTACGTGGATTTCCATTTAAACGACAAGATAAGTATATTGACGCAGATTTGATTCCATCGCGATTCATACCTCGGAACATTTTTTGCTCAGAAATATCTTTATGAATTATCATAGCATAATCTATCAACATTTTAGGAATACCTTCATTTTGAGCCATCGTTTTAATAAATTGGAATTCATCATACAAAGACTTTTCCTTGTAAGGCATAGATTGCCATTCTGTCCATTTACGAATCTTCTTCATTTGATAAGAAGACTTACTATTACAAAGAACTTTAACACCATATGATGATTCTACTAAAAGTGGGTCTATTGGATTTCCACAACGTGCTGGATCAGATGAATGTCTGTCTTCAGAATTAAAGTATCTCCATTCCGGTGAATGGTCTAAAGTGTCTTTAGCAATTATTCCACAATTCACATTTGTACATGTTGGAAATCCATCTTCCATTATCATTAATATAGAATTACAAGTTTCACATAAACCTTGTTCATGATTTTCGTTCGGTTTATCATACACAATAATTGGTTGTTCTACTTGACTATCACCTTTTATGTCATTATCATATAAATCCCATAATTTACACTTCTCTGCGTTGGATAACAAGACCTGTTTCTTTTTAGTCTTCTTATTCTCCATGTTTATAGTAGCATAATCTTTCGTCCTCGGAATTTGAACGAATTGGGACATAATTATGAATACTGATACTTTCATAATTATGTAATCAATTTTTTATTTTATCGATATTTATATATAATAAAATATGCCAGAACCTACAGAAATAAAAAAAAGAAAAGAAACAGAAAAAATGTTGATAATCGATTTTAGAGAAGAGATAGTAAAAAAATATTTGGAAGAGCAAAATAATGTACCAAACTCTGAATATATAGGTCCACGAATTCGGAAAAATAAACAATGGCAACTATTATTTCCAATAAAGGATGAAAAAGGAAAAGATAACTACGACAAAAATAATGAGTTAAAATATCCTGATGATTTTAAAATTGATGCAAAAAGACTTTTAACATTGACTGAACCAACTGATGAAATACAAGAAAATAATAAAGGTCCTAGGAGTGAAAACCCTAATTCACTTAAAGGAAAGGATTATCTTGGTGAAGTTGGTAAAATGAAAATAAAGAATAAAGAATGGCACCACGAAGAGCGTGATTGGTTGGATAACCCAGATAATAAAGGAAAGGATATACCTACCTTCACACAAAACGGTGGTAAGAGTAAGACCCGTCGCGTAAAGAAATCCAAAAAGTCCAGAAAATCCAAAAGAAAGTCAAAAAGACGTACGCGTAAACATTAATTAAAGATTTATATTGTTTATTTAGGACATTATAAAAAGGTTACTTTCTTTTCTATTTTATCCAACATATCTTGATCATACACTAAATTACCGGTTGGTTTGTATGATTTAATCGATGTATATTGCTTTTGCTCTTTTTCCTTTTCCTTTTCTTTATCTTTTTGAAGATTTAGTAATCGTGCATTTGGATCGTGAGATTCGATTTCTTCCGCATCTTCCGATTTATCAATAACATTACCTCGTTCGTCTACTACAATACCGGTCTTCTTTTTGAACTCACTTCGTGCATATGTAGGTATCCAATTTTCCCAACTTATGAAAAGAGTATTTGGATGTAAATATTTTACGTAAAATCCGTTGTCTTCTAATTTAGCAATTAAATATCCCAAACAATCTCCTTGATCATAATTTGGTTCTCCAAATAAATATTCAGGAACAGTAAACCAAACATGTTTGTCACTCTTTTTAGTACGACCAGTTATTTGAATCCTTTTATGGATCCTATTTAGTAACTTATTGAATATACTAATTTGTTTGAGATCACGCTGATGCTTTTTTTCATACAATTCATCTATACTTATCTTATTATTTGCTTCTTCTTCATCGACATACAATAAACACGACATATATACAAAAATTATATTTATTTCCTCAAATTTTGACTAAATTATTTTAGCACTATATTATATATTTTTCTAAAATGAAAGGTGGTTCCGTATGTTCAAATAGTACAATTGAAGCAGATAACGGTCAAACAAAATTTCAGGCATATACATATTCAGCGGCATCCGTAGCAGGAATGGATTGTGGATTTTTTATTCAAGTAAATAAGCTACCTGATTCGAAACCCGTTACGAGTCCATCCGACGGTAAACCAAGAAATGATATTTTTGTTAATATCAGTGGTAGTGGTAAAGAGGCAAAAGCAACTGAATTCAACGTTCAAGATATGTTTATTGGTGGTAGTGCTGCTTCAGAAGTTAGTAGTTACAGAGATGCAATCGATAGCAAAATAGATGCCGTGTTACAAAGAAACAAAGATCAAGGAAATCCTATAGAAGTAATTGATAAGGTGTTGAAAGGGAAGGAAAATTACCAAATAATCATTTTTGATAGTGATGGAAATGAAGCTCATTATCTTGAAAGAGGACATACATATGATGAAAATAATAAGAAGGAACCTAAGAAGGCAGAAGAACCTGCTGGTGTACCTGAACCCGTAGTTGAAACACCTGAATCTGCACCAGTTGGGCATAAATTCTACAATTTAACAGCATTAGTTGGTACCGATAAAGAAGGTAGTATTGATGTGTTAAAATTAAAGAATGATCAGGTTGGTATTGAGATCACTGGCATGAGTCCTCAATTTGCTGATGATGATCCAATAATAAATAAAGATAATTTTTCAAAAATACTTTGCGACAAATTGAAAACTAAATTGCTTAATGAGGAATCACCTGTAAAAAATCAGTTTAATCTATCTGCAAAAGAACTTAAACAAGAACAAGAAGACGTAACTACTATAGCCTCAAGAGAATCATCTGGAGCAGATTTAATACGAAAAACAACGGGACAAGTCACAAGTAATATTGAATCATTAAACGAAAAATATAGCCAAAAAAAATTAAGTAATTTAAAAAATCAGGATTTAGATGATACCATTAACAATTATAACGTATTATTGAATGACATAGAACAATATAAAGAGTTAAAACAAGAAGGGTATAATACTATTAATGAACCTCTTACTGGATTGGAGCAGAGTTTAAAAACTGGTATTTTTAGTAAAATTTGTGGTCAAGGATGTACATCTTTAGATAAAAATCAACTATATAATTTTTTACTTACAATTAAGAATAATCTATTACAATTAAATAAAATATTTAATAAAATTGTCGAAGCAGTAGATACACAACATATTCTTGTACAAAAGACATCAAATTATATTTCAAATCTTACTGGATATAATAAATCACAATCAATAGACTCAAAAGAAGTACAATTAGCCAGTACTAGCATTCCACGTGAATTAGTTCAGTATTATTTTACGGCAAGGTATTTTAAAATAAATACAAAATCACTTGAAAGTTCTAAAACACATAAGGAAAAAAGAGAAATAAGTAAAAGAAAGTGGGATGGAAGAAGTGCTGCTTTTAATTCTGCAAAAAAAACTTTAAAAAGAATGACTGGATATCAAGGACAAAATAAACCTCAAGGTGATGAACAAGTTGTTGACCCTGACCAGATGGATGCGCGAATGGCTCCTTTATCTGGTGGAAAGAGAAAGACCCGCAAGATCAAGGCAAGAAAGACCCGCAGAAACGTCCAAAAAAAGAGAAGACAATCCAAGAAGCATTAAATTTGTCAAATAAAACATATAAATCCATATTTACAAATATATTAAATATGGACACATCAAACAATCAAATAGAGCATATAGTAATTTCTGGTGGAGGTATTTGGGGACTTTACGCATACGGTGCCGTCAAAGCATGTTGCGAATCCGGTTTTATAAATTTATCCAACATAAAATCTTATTATGGAACTTCAGTAGGTTCCATTATATCCGTCATTTTATCTTTAAAAATCGACTTTGAAACGGTTGATACATATTTGATAAAACGTCCTTGGCTAAATGTTATACAAAATGCCATGTATAATCCGATTCAAATTCTTGAAAACAACGGGGTCTTACATAAACGTTTTTTTTATTCTATATTTGAACCTTTATTGAAAAGTCTGGATTTAGATCCTAATTTGACCTTACAAGACCTTTATGAATACAATCATACAGATTTATATATTTACACCACCGAAATGAATAATTATGAACTAATCGAATTATCTCACTATAGTCATGGTGATTGGAAAGTGGTAGACGCGGTTTACGCTTCATGTGCTATTCCTTTTATGTTTCCACCATTTTTAGTCGATAATAAATGTTATTTGGATGGCGGTGTATTACTAAATTTCCCATTATCTAAGTGCATAGACCATGGAGTCGATCGAAATACTATATTAGGTATTGCAGTCGGAAATTTTTCTAAAAATACTACATCAATAACAGAAACCACAAATATATTCAATTATTCGTTTTTATTGTTTGAAAAAATATTCAAAAAAGTGATTTTTACAAACGAGACTAAAGAAGATATCAAACACAAAATAGTGATGGATTATACGGATGTGAATAATATGTTTGAAGAAGGGGGCGCCTTCGGCGCCCCTGTGACCATTTTAGATTTATTTGAAACCATAGCAAAATCCCAATCATATCGTACAAACATCATTCAAAAAGGTATCACCGAAACAAAACAATATTTAGAATCATGGGGAGTACTTGAAAATGTGATTAAAACACTTGATATTTCATTAAATGAAGTAGCTAACTTAAACACTATTGACGAATTTTGATAATGCAACTTGTGTGATTTTAGCGTCAAAGTCAACTACAATATCGTCTTTTTTAAGTTTAATTGTAGGATAAGCGTCAATATTGTATAATTTGATTAGCTCGGTAGTTTTCATAGATGTTGGTTTAATTCCTGTTTGGACTGGATTATCTGGATCACTATTATCAAATTCAACAATATCTTCTCCATTATCATCGGTACAATTAATATCATAACATTTAACGACGTTGTCTCCTATGGTAGAATTATTGAAATTACGTTTGAACTGGTCCCATTCAGGTTTAGCGGTTTTGCAGTGAGGGCACCAATCAACAAAGAAGAAGAAAATATCAATAGATCCTTTACGGTTATTAGCATTAGCGACATCATCGAATTTAATATTTTTCTTTTTCTTTGAAAATACATTTTTATAAATTAAATACGCAAGTACTGCGAAGAAAACGAATGCGATTGCTGCAATAATATAATTATAATATGGTCTTATTACTTCTCCTACAACTTTTGAAAAACTAGGCATTATATATAACAAATAGATATTTAGAATAACCCAGAATTACGAATAGTAAAGCATAACTATTTTTTTCTAATATATTTCCTACAAATAATATATGACTACATAATGAAAACAATAAGATCAAAGTCTAGAACAAAAAAGGAAAAAAATAAAACACGTAAAAAGATATTTTCAGATAATGATTACAAGAGTAACGATGGTATGTTGACTTCTGTATGGGGTCCAAGTATGTGGCATTATTTACACACGATGAGTTTCAATTATCCTTTGAAACCAACTTGTAAAGATAAGACCCGTTATCAAGAATTTATATTTAGTTTAAAGTATGTTTTACCTTGTGGTAAATGTAGGAAAAATCTTTGTAAAAATTTACAAAAACTTCCGCTAAATAAATCGGCTTTAAAATCCCGAGAAACATTTTCTAAATATATTTATGATTTACATGAAACCATAAACACTATGTTAAATAAAAATTCAGGATTAAGTTATGACGATGTTCGAGAACGTTATGAACATTTCCGTTCACGATGTACAAAAAGTTTAAAAGAAATGAAAAGAATGAAAAAACTAATGAAAAAAACGCTCCAAAGTAAAGAAGGAGAAAAGGGATGTGTAGAACCACTTTATGGAGAAAAATCGAAGTGTGTATTAAAGGTAGTGCCTCAAACAGAAAAATGTGAATCTTTAGAAATAGACGATAAATGTATGAAACAAAAATAAAAAATCATATTTGTTATATATATAAGAATATAACAAATGGAGATACAAATGGATAATGAAGCTAAAACTCAAACAAATATATCTTCAAATGAACCATTTTTAAAGTACGAATCACAAGAAGAAAAATCTATTCCATTTTGGTTCGAGAACCCAAATATATTGTTTCAAAAAGATTACATTTTTGAATTTTTTCCGGTAGAAGATATGGAATATTATCAAAAACTGAATTCTATTACTAGAACTGTTTTAGTTCTTACACTATTAAGCTTTGCATATAGTAAAAATTTACGTATATTATTAGTATGTATTATTACTCTTTTTGGAATTTATTGTCTTTATTTTTTCAAAACTCAAGAAGAAAAACGAATTCAAGAAAAAAATGAATTGAAAAAACAAGAGAATTTCGAGAATCCAGCTTTAGCCGTTTTAGATCAATTTGATTCAAGTTCAACCATTTTTGATGAAACAAAAGCAACAAATCCACTTTCCAACGTATTATTAACTGATTATGACGATGCTGCTAATAAAAGACCAGCACCACCTGCTTTTACAGAAAGTACCGGTGAAAATATTTTAGAAAGTGCCAAACAAATGGTTGCTCAAGCAAATCCCGGACAACCAGATATTTCAAACAAACTATTTACAGATTTAGGAGACCAATTTGTCTTTGAGCAATCTTTGAAACCATTTCATTCCACTCCCAGCACAACAATACCAAATGATCAAGCAGCCTTTGCTGATTTTTGTTACGGAAGTATGGTATCTTGTAAAGAAGGTAATCTATTTGCTTGTGCAAGAAATTTAGATCGTCATACAAATTAAATCTAAATAATTTTCTTGCTGTATCTTATATAGAAAAGTATTAATGTCGACATTACATAGTTATGTATTTAATAATGTGAGCGGATTAAGATCAGATATGGTTGATCAAACACAAGTAAATGTTCAAAATACCAAATTTGGGTCTTACTCTGTATCAAACTATTTTAGTGATAGTGCTTCCAACTCACAAGTAGATTTTGCTACCCAACATCATGGTATTATGTTCGGAAACGGTATTGGAGGTATTTCTGCAAATGTTGTTGATTATGAATCTGCACTTTTAAATAAAGTCGGTGCTGAAAGACCTTTAGAAAAACTTCAACTTCACCAAAGACCATTCATTACTGTACCTTATTTAGGTCGTGGTAATGGTGATCCTACACTCGAATCTCAACTTCAACAAGGTGAGAATATTTCAGAAAAAAAAAGTGTTTCTACTATTATGGATAAACCTTATTGTGATCCTCAAAAATACCCATTAAGAGATGAATTGAAATCATACATCAATAATCCTTCCAACTCTATTGAAGAACTTGCTTTCGATGGATGGAGACGTGGTGGTATATCCGCACGTGAAATGAGCATGGAACAACAAAATGATTTAAGACCAAATACTTCTTTTTAAGCAAACTATATAAAAATACACTTATGGATATTTTTATATGGAAACTCATAATTATTATAATGATAATAAATCTTATCGACAATTTTTGAGAACTTTTTTCAATATGGATGTATCTAATATTCAAAAAGATGACGATGATAGTGATGATGAATCTTTTGATGAATTATTATTTGATAATGATTCCTGTAAAAAATCCATGGAAACCATTTATAAAAATACCAAACATAATGAATATTTTGAAAAATTATATCAAAAAGCCGCAGCTAGAATGTTTTCCATAGATCCTGAAATTGGTTTAGCAATTTTATGTTGTTATGATCATCTATGGCTATTTAAAATCGTATATGAAAATTTTTTACAAGATCCAAACAAAATTAATGATCATTATGAAGAATTATTAAATAAAATATGAGATATATATAAATATGGCATCTACAAGAAATAATAACACTGCTGGTAACTACCATGCACAACAAAAATCATTACAATTACAATTTGATCATCGTATATATACTAATCAAGGAAATGGACAAGCTTTTACCAATCATATTGCTGGTGATGGTCTTCTTGTAGGACGCATGGGTTCTATACCATTATCGCACAACTTTGTTGATATTGAGTCACATTTACATGGAACTGGATCTACTAATTTAGTAACACCTATGAAACCTGTCGTACCTGATTTCAAACAATTAGAATCTTTGGCTGTTATGAATAAACTACCACTTCACATTCCTGAACCACTCTATATGGAACCTAACCAAAGACCTCTTAGAGAATAATTCTATACTTCATGTATTTGTTTTAATACAAACATTACTATTGTATAAATAGAATGAATTAATGATGGCTTCATATATTCATTCACTTTTTTAGGTACTCTTCGAATAACTTCAAGACTTTCTATATCTATTTCAATAAACTGTCCATAGTCTTCTCTTATATCTATTATATGTTGTTCCATTATTATCTATAATTTAATAAAATATATAATAATACATAAAAATACATCAATTTTATATTTCTTGGTTCTCAAATACTATTTAGGTTCTCAAATTCCTAAAATATATTTGTCTGAAAAAAAACAAGAAATGAAAACTAAAAAATATAATGTGATTTTTTATACACAAATTTATTTTAGGAATTTGAGAACCAAAATAGCATTCGAGAACCTAACATTTAGATTTTTCATCATTTTCTGTAATTAATTCTGTTTCTCTTTGAACTTCACTTACTTTAGTATGTTCTGATCCTTTACTTTCCGGTTCTTTACTTTCTGATTCTATTTCTAAAGGTGGGTTCTCAACTGATTCTATTTTAATTATTTTATCAGGGTCAACATCATTAAATTGTACTTTATTCTTAAGATATGCACTATAAAAAATATTTGGTTTTGTATTTACTGTATTATACACATCGAGAACCTTTAAAGACATAAATAGTAAATTTGTTAAATATACAGTAATGGTTTTACTATCTAAATAATGTGTATAAATCACGATTGAACTTAAAATACTATTAACACCAAAAATTCCAGTACATAAATATCCAGCTCTTTGATAATAGATATCATATATAAAAATCGATAATTTCTTGAAATCGTCTAATTGAGTTAAGGCTTTTCCAACAGATTCATCATCAAGTGCTTTGAATTTATTAACTTCTAAATATGTAATTAGTTTACTCTCTCTTTTTACTTCTATTGTATAAAGGATCAAGAAAGCAAATAGTGTAATAGAATTAAATGCTATTGTAATACGTGATAATATGTCATCACGGTTGATATTTTCATTTATTGAACAAATATGATCGCCACACTTTTGAGGAACAAACACCATTAAGAACGCACCCATTAATACTCTGTAGAGCTCTAATGCCAAAGTCGAAGCAACATTAATGCGTTGATTGAAATCTTGATCTGTAGAAGACACTTTAGAAGACATTATAAAATATACATAGGAATTATTAAACAAACGAATTTTAATTTATATCAACATATATTATGTATGAGTAGCGTAACCACAAGAAATCAAGATGAGGAAGACAAATGTTGTATTTGTTTAAATGATTTGGATCCTGTGAAGAATCCAATAAAAGTTTTACCTTGTGGACATAGACTTGATCAAGTATGTTTCGAGCAGTATAAAACAAGATATTTTTTATGTCCATTATGTCGTAAAAATTTATATAATGGTTTTGTTCGTCTTTCTAATGATTCAACTACCGAACAAATAAAAGAAGCAATAATTGATAAAATAATAAAACCAGATTTAAACACTTGGGAAACAGAAGCACGAATACTTTTACAATATGGATATTCTCCTACTAGAGGTGCTTTTAGATTTGTAGTAAGAAATGGAATACTCGATCTTATGTATGAATTATTAGATCAACCACAATGGTTGCGTAATAGATTAATTGAAGGATATAATGAATGTTTAATTGATACTGATACACCGTTGTTGGATGATTTTAGAGGATATTTATTGGATGGACCAGAAGGAGATTGTAATATGTATTTAAAACTGAACATTATTGTATGGATATTACGTACTATGTCAATAAAAGATGGTAAAAAATTTCATACTAATAATCCTGATAATTATAATTATGCTAACGAATTAAGTACACATATAAATAACTTTTATAGTAGTGTCTCTACTGAGCGTTTGGATCCACAATATCGTCAAGAATTTGAAGAATTTTTTAGTCCTAGGCAACCTGGTCTTATGGTTAATCACTTTCATTGGATAAGTCATGTTTGGAATAATAACTTAAAAGATAGAAAGGTCAATGTTTTAAATGGAGCAAAAATAACTTTAGAAGAAATAAAAGCTACTTTATTGACAGTTACAGCATATAATCATTTTCGTAAAATATATCCATATTTTATTTTATGGTTAATCGCAAATAATAGAGATAAACAAAAAGTAATATCTGATTTATATCAAGAATGTACTGGTGATTCTAATCTAGGAGGAAACCGTAAAAAAACAAGAAAATCAAAAAGAAAGAAATCTAAAAAGAATAAGTCTAGAAAAAACAAATCTAGAAGATATAAAGTTTAATTTAAATATTTTGTGAAACATCATACACAAAATATTTAAGAAAAATAAGGAAACTCAAACAACATCAATATTGACATCTTTTACACATACAGATTCAGAAATGGAATCTTCTTGCGAAGAGTTGTCTTTTTCTTCGTCACCGTACAATATATTTTCCTTTTTGAGGGTATTAAATTTTACTGTATATTTTTTTCTATTAGTTACAAATTGTTCATTATTATGTGATACAGAAATATTGAATAATTTTAACTTTTCTACTATTTTTGTTGCTTTTTCATTTTCTTCACTATTTTCTAATTCGTAGTCAAACTTTTCAAGTAACCCATCAACGCGTTTTATAATAATATTTCTCCATCTAAAGTTTTTACATAAATATTGATAACGACTTAATTTATTTACTTCAAGTTTATAATCATCTATTTTTGGAAATGTTAGATGTTCTTTAATTTCATGTGTATTTGAATTACTATTACTTAATTCTGCGTTTGTTCCTACATCAATATGATTAACGTTGACATCAGCACCAAAAGATGTACTTTCACTATTAGATGTTTTATGAATTGTAGTTATTTCAATTTCATGAGCTCCTAAATCCATAAAAATTAAACTTAATTCTTGCATTTTTGACTCAAGTAATCTGGTATCATAATTTTTTGGATCTATAAACATTCGTTCTTTTGGTAACATAATATATAATTTATTAACTTCAGGAGTTTCATCAATTGGATATTCGATGTTAGATAAATTTGAATATCTTTCTATAAGTAATTTAGAACCTTTTATCTTTTTCTTAATACGGTTTTTCAAAGATGGAAATAATGGACAAGATTTTTCAAAAGCATCATCGTCTAATAATAACAAGAAGTTATATGGTAAATTTTCATCATTTGAACTTAATTCATACAAAAATTGTGTAATTTTAGAATATTTTACTGGAGGTCTTGCATTAGCTCTATTACATCCTAAACCCATATTGTATATATTTATAATAATATTAGAATTCAGGTTCTCAAATACTATTTAGGTTCTCAAATTCCTAAAATATATTTGTCTGAAAAAAAACAAGAAATGAAAACAGAAAAATAAAATGTGATTTTTTATACACAAAATTAATTTAGGAATTTGAGAACCAAAATAGTATTTGAGAACCAAAACTAAAGAAAAATGACAAAAAATATATAAATGGAAGAAAAGAAATATACTTTAGGAATTTTAACTTATTTTAAAAATGAGAGAAGTATTTTGTATGAATGGCTCACACATTATAAAAAATGGGGAGTAGATCATGTATGGTTAATTGATAATGGTTCTCAAGATAATTATGATATAACAAAATTTATTGATTCTGGATTTGTTACAATATATAAAGAGCCAAAGTTAGGTCAAAGAGCGAGTTATGGAAAATATATTTCCAAAATAAAACCTGAAGTGAAATGGTTATGTGTATTTGACGCTGATGAGTTTTTATATTCAAAGAAATCAGATAATTTGAAGAAGATTTTAGAAGAAGATATTGATAAAAAAATCCAACAAATATTGATTCAAATGACTGTATATTATCCATCGGTGTTTGAGCATCCCAAATCAGTGATAGATACAAATATTAGAAGGTTTAAATATGATTCTAGTGATCATCCTAAATGTATATACAATATGAACCATTTGAGCAAAGTAGATATTCATGGAATATGGGATATGTTGCCGATATATGGAACAAATCATATGTTACATATACCGGCAACGAGTAGTTTATTGTGTATAAATCATTATAGGTATATGAGTTTTGAGTATATGTATGGTATAAAAGAAGGTCGTGGTGGAGGAGTTCATAAAGATAAATATCGTAAGGGTTCAAAGGCAACAATTTTAAAAATGACGAATTTTGAAGATGATACATATTTAAGAGATAAATCTAAAGATATTTTAGAAGAAATCAAGGAACATTCGATGAAACCTTTAACAGAACTATATCCAAAAAGTAGTTGGATGAAATTGAAGAATAATAAAATAATGTATGAAACGTTTAGGGAAAAGTCCAAAGATATACTTTTAAAAACAGATATTTTAGAAATAAATCAATTTATCAATGATTTGAAAAAATGATTCATTGAAAACTTCTTTTTGGAAGGGTAATATTTGTTGATAGAAAACAAATTGAGATCAAATAATTTGTGTGAAACTTTGAATTGTATGTTGTGTTTGTAGAATAAACAAGAGAAATACATTATATATTCAATATAAATGCACATTGCTATATGTTTTTTTGGGCTGACTCGTTCATTGAAATATACGATTGAATCGATAAAAAATAATATTTTCGAGGTGTTTTCATCAAATGGAATAACATATACAAAATTTTTACACACATATGATTTAGAGGAATTAACAAACGCAAGGTCCCAAGAAAATAAATGTAAATTAGACAAAGACGAGTATAAATTATTAAATTGTGAAAATGTCGTCGTTACAAACCAGATGCTATATTTAGAAAATTTAGAATTTAAAACATATAAGAAAAATGGCGATCCGTGGAATGATAATTATAAATCATTACAAAATTTTTTATGTCAGATGAATTCGTTAAATGAGGTCACCAAGTTATGTAAACAGAGTGGAAACACATACGATTTAGTTTTGTATATTCGTCCAGATTTGAAATATAACAAAATGTGTATAGAAGATATTTTACAAAGTCATCGAGAGAATCTGGTTCTTACACCATCATTTGACCTTTTTGGTGGGTATAATGATAGAATGGCGGTGGGTCCTCCGGATTCGATGGTTGTGTATGGTTCGAGATTATCATTTGCGAAGGAATACGCAGAGAATCACCCTTTACATTCTGAAAGTTTCTTGAAATATGTTCTAAATAAGAACAACATCAAACACAAATCAACATTTAGGTTGAAAGGAAAAAGGGTCCGTGCCAATGGAGTGACAATAGATAACAATTTATTTTAGTCGAGTAATTTGTATTTGAATATTTCGAAGTCTTTTTTGTAAAATTCGTTAATGATATGTATGCTGTCTTGGTTTAGATATTTCGAATAGTCTTTATTGACGTTTGATTTTCGAATATTAATAGAAACGCCTATATATTCATTTAATTTATCATTCGTTTCGTTTAAAGTTTCGCATCTAAATATTATGATATTTGGATATATCTCATTATTATCATTTGTGATAAATTTGTATTGTGGTTGATTATGATTATCTAAATCCGTCCTATATAAGTAGTTGTTTTTGATTACATCAAAAACGTTTTGTGGAGAAGTATCTCTGTTAATAAGTTTCAGCCATATCAAATCACTTATGATTCTATTATACGGATTTCTAACTACAGAAAATACTCGTATATTCTCAAAATTTACGTTTAATTTATCACGAAATGTATAGATTGTGTTATAGAATTGATGTTGTAAGGAATTGTTTTTATAAGGATGGTCCAAGATATTATTACAAATACCAGCAACTGATTGTCCTCGTTGGATGAGTGTAGATTTGATATTCTTTTTTTGGAGTGCATCTTCAATCGCTGAACCGCCAGTTTTAGGAATATGAATAAAAAGCAAGTTAAGATTTGAATAATATGGCATATATAATAATCCATACATAGTGTTGTGTTTGATTTAACCAAAAAATATATTGATGAAAATTATAATGATTGTCATAAATATATTAACTCGTACAGGTAATCGTGAAAAGTATTATAAAACTTTAAAAGATAGTATCGATTTACAATCTTATGAAAATATTAGACACATTAAAAGTAATGATAATGCCAACTGTTCATATTTATTACATGAAGAAGATGTAATTTGTGTGATTCCTAATAATAAAGCAGGTAGAGCATTTTATAATTTATATTTAAATGATTTAGGAGAACAACCAAAAGAAGGATGGGTTATTATATTGGACGATGATAGTAAATTAATAGACCCAACATTTATAGAAAAATTAGCAAAAATATGCGATAAATCTTCTGAAAATGAAGTTATTATTTACAAGGCTAAAATATACAAGGACCGTATTTTGCCTAAAGATGATAATTTTCGTAATAAAACTTTTCAGAATGGTGATATAGATATGGCGTGTTTTTGTGTACATTATAGTGTATTTTCAAATTTTAAATTTAAGGCAGACGTTTGTGGTGATTTTCATTTTTTAAATTTAATAAAGAATTCAAGTAAATATAAATTTAAATATGTTGATTTACCAATAGGAATATGGGCAAATTATGATGGCGCAAAAGGAGGACGATAAAAATATAAAATAAAACAGAATAAAAACTGTATACATGATAATATATATTGGTCTAATGAAGAATAAGACTCCTCCTCCTCCTAAATCAAATATACCTACAAAACAATCTATGGGAACATCAGTAGGAACTTGGGTAGCAGAAGGAATATCTTTGGGAACAGGAAGTGCAATAGGGCGTAATGTTATAGATTCAATAATGAAACCAAATAACATAGATTTAGATAGTAAAGAATTACAAATTCATAATGTAAAATTAGATTGGTGTGAATTATTAAAAGATTCATATAATACTTGTATTAAAGATCCAAATCAGGAATCGTGTTTACCAATAAAATTACTTATGATAAAACATGGATGTGGTGTACCTATGTCATAAATAATCTAATTAAATTTGACAACAATTTCCACGGATTCTTTTTTGATACATTTACATGCATAAATAGATAATTCTTCTCTTTTTTTGCGTGTTTTAGAGTCTTGTTTTCCTTGATTTTTATAGGTATTATTTCGTGTATTCATATCACTTTCAATAGCTTGATAATTTTCACGAATATAATCTATAATTTTATTTTCTATAGCCCATTTAAAAAAGTTGAGTTGTCCTATAGTGGTTTCCATAACAATATTGTAATCATAAGGAATAGAAATGCGTTCCCATCTACAAAAAGGATCAAATTTTCTTTTTGAATAAGCTTTGAGTTTTAGTTTGTAGTCATTATATACTTTGAATCTTTTTCTTTCAGGTTCCCCATCTAGAGTAGTTTTAGTTAATATTTCGTAAACAGTAAAATTTTTTTTAGCAAAATTAGTAACGAACCAATCAATAATTCTAAGAGAAATATTAGATTCCCCATTAATGATGTTCATCATTTGTTTTAAGTAATCTTTATTTTCATAAAATTCCATAAGATTATCCAACAATAATTGATTTTGTGTGGTGGCAACATGAGTTTTTGATGAAGACATATTATTAAAAATATAAAAATATACTTTTTATATTCTTTATTTGTTTTCTAATGTTTAATTAATTTTAGATTTATAATTATAGAAATATGTAAAACATATTTACATGGTGCTTAGTTACTGTAAGCAACACCCGCCATGCCACTCATGACACGAAGGACGTTGTAGTTAACAGCGTACACTCTGACCTTGGCAGTAGCGACACCAGAGACTGTAGGAGAAGAAAGAACCAACTGAAGGACAGCGTTGTCGATTCTGGAGAAGTTGCAACTTCCAGATGGTTGGTGTTCCTCAGGTCTAAGGGCGAAGGAGTACACGTTGATACCAGTATCAGGGGCACGGGTGTGGTGTTGGTAAGGTTGGACAACATCGAAGTATGATCCCTCACGCTCGGAGAATCTGTCTTGACCGTTAAGTTGAAGCTTAGCGGTAACAACAGGGTTCTCACCCCAACAGTGGAGGTCAAGAGCGGTCTCGGCAAGGACGAATGATCCAGCATCAGACACACCAGAAGCACCGATGGCACCAGATTGAGCATCGAAAGGAGCATCAAGAACACCGTGTCCAGACACATCTGTGGCACCAGGCATTTGGAAAAGACCTTGGGAAGTAACGAATTCGGTAGAACCGCTGATCTCGGCAGGTCCAGCAAAGGCGTGGATGGCATTAGGAAGGGCATCAAGAGAGTCGGTGTAGTTGAATGGCTGGGCACCAAGGGTCTTGAAAAGAACGGATTGAGCATCCATGGAAGCACAGTAATCAACGTTGCTATCAGGTTGGACAACCCAGACAAGTTCCTTGACAGGGTGGTTGAAGTTCAACTTGATCTTGTTGGATGAGGAACCAACAGATTCATCACCAGTGAATTGAACCTGCTCAATCAAATACTCATGAGGGTTCTGGGCCATCTTTCTACGCTCATCGGTATCAAGGAAGATATAATCAACGTAAAGAGAAGCAGCAACAAGGGATTGTTGGTAGGCGGTGGTGACGGATTGAGTTCCGCTGGTGGCAGTAAGGGAGTTGACAGCCCACAAGCACTCACCAAGAGGTCTCAAGTCAAGGTTGATCTTGACCTCGTGGTATTGAAGGGCAATAAGAGGAAGGGCAAGTCCAGGGTTTCTGCAAAACCAGAAAAGAAGAGGAACGTAAAGAGTGGTCTCAGGAAGAGCGTTTCTTGGGGCACACACTTGGGTAGGGGCACCGTTGGCGGCACAAGGACCAGACACGGAGGCAAAAGTAGGGTCGGTGATGTATGTAAGTTGAGTGGTGTTACCAATCATCTTGAAGTATCCCTTTTGTTGCTCAGATGTCATGGTCACTTGGTTCCAGATGTGCATCCAGTCACCATATTGACGGTCGATTCTTTGACCACCAATCTCAACCTCAACTTGGGCAATAAGTTGCTCACCACAATAGTCCAACCATCTGGCATAGACGGCAGAACCATTGGCGGAACCAGCCATGGTTTGGTTGATCTCAGGAAGAGTCACCTGAAGATAAGTTCTGTAAGCAAGATCACCATTTCTGGAGATTGTGCAAGTAACACGTCTACCAAAATCGGCTTGTCCAGAGAAAGTTTGTTCGATGGACTCCATGGCGAAGTTGGTGTGTCTTCTGTATGACACCTTCCAGAAGGTGATCTCAGGAGTACCGGTAAGAAAAACGTCTTGTGCGCCATAGGCGACTAGTTGCATCAAAGCTCCACCCATATTTATATGAATATATAATAGAAAAAGAAAAAAATTTGAGAAATTCGCTAAATTAAAATTTATTTTAAAAAAATTTTAATTCTATTTTGTTTAATTATACTAAACATATATATACTGGTACATGGTGTCTAATAATAAATAATTTTGTATTTTATACACACTATCCATATTATTCATGAAAAAGGATGTAAATTGGAATTTACAAAAGTTTCTAAATATTCTCGTTTTAGAACTTCTTTTTTATTTTCATTTTTCTTTATGAAAATATATGAATCATTTCTTTTTTTCACCGTCCATCCATCTTCTATAGCTTTTGTTATAAAAAACATTTTATGATACTCTTTTTTTTCGATTTGTCTTGGTGTGTGCATTGTGATATATTTTGAGATTTCGTTTTTTACTTTTTGACGACTTTTTGGATTTAGTCTTTTTCATCTTTGACTTTCTTACTTTATTTTTATTACGTTTTCTCGTAGGTTTTTTACCAGCATGTTGCTGTAATTGTTCGTTGATTTGGACAATCATTTGTCCAATGTGTTCATCTCCATCATCTCCATCATCTTCATCATCTTCATCATCTTCATCATCTTCATCGCTTTCTTCTCCAGAATCAAAATCTGTAACATTACTATGATATAGATCTTCTCCAAAATTTTTAAAAACTTTCTCATTATTCGGTAATTCAATCGTTTGATTACCTACAACATTACCATTTCTGATAATATTCATCGTAATATTCTGAATACCCGGTTGATTTGTTATTGTTTTTATCCGTTTAGGTATCATTCCATGGCCATTTATTATCCATGAAATATTCTCCAAATAGTGTTTTTCTTTGATTAATAATTCATATCTCTTTAATTTATTTAAAAATTTTTTGTAAATTGACTTTTTTAGTTTTTGCATATTTTCCTT